AGCAAGTAGAATTATTCCGTGCCATGGATGCTGCAGCAAAAGAAGCTGATGATACCATTAACCAATTAAACCAACGCCGAAAAGAAATGGCCATGGGCACAGAAGAACAACGAGCCAACTTAGGTTTAATTGATGCTGAAATTGAAAGAATTAGAAAATTAACTAGAACATATATTGAAGGATTACCTGAAGTTATAGGCGGAATTCAAGGAGTAAGAATGGTTGAAAAAGCTAGACTTGCTGACATTGAAAACTTAATTAAAGCACTAGAACAACAAGCAGCAATTGAGCAAGGCCTTGCGTCAACTAGATTAAGTATTATTAGCTTAGGACAGGATACAGCATTTCAAAAATCATTAATTGGTAAAGGCGATTTACAAAAACAAAAAATGGAAATTGTTGAATCTAATCGTAAAGCAGGATTAGAAGCAAGTCGTGCATTTGCATCAACGTTTACCGTAAGTGAAGACGGCATCATGACGCAGGAGCAAAGTCAAAAACTTGCAGCTGGATTAAAAGCTATTGAAGAAGGATTTGCTGGTATATCAACTCAACAACTTGCTAATTTAGAATTAACTAAAACTTGGTCTGCGGGTTTAGAAGCAGCGTTTGCTAATTATAAAGATAATGCCGAAAATTATTCCAAACAAGCAGGTGACGCATTCCAAACATTTACAACAGGAGTTGAAGACGCATTTGCAAACATGTTTAAAAGTGGTGATGTATCATTTAAAAATCTTAAAAAAGGATTTAAGGATCTTGCTAACAGTATGATTGCTGATTTTATTCGTATCCAAGCACAAAAAGCATTGGTTGGTATATTTGGTAGTATATTTGGTGGCGGCAGTACTGCCATGGCAGGAGCAGCTGTATTAGGTCTACCTGGATATGCTAGTGGTGGTAATATTCCGGCTGGACAATTAAGTATAGTAGGTGAGCGTGGTCCAGAGTTATTCATGCCAAAAAATGCAGGCACAATTATTCCTAATAATGCATTAGGTGGTGGCCAAACTAACAACACAGCAGTGACATATAACATACAAGCTGTAGATGCTAGTAGTTTTAGAAGTATGTTGGCACGCGATCCAGAGTTTATTCACAACGTAGCAGAACAGGGAAGACGACAATTACCAATAAGGAGCCGTAGATAATGGCATTACAAGATATAATTAACACAGCGACTAACATTGAAATTAATCGCAGTAAATTAGTAGCACAAACAGTTAGCCGCAGTGGTAGGATCAGTGTTGCTAGTCGCAACTGGGCAAACCCATTTAGATTTACAGTTACACCTAAACCTGTTTGGACCTACACTGAATATAGAGCAATATTTGAACCAATATTTACATCCGATAGATATACCACGCAGACAATAGCACTGACTAACTTTAACACATCCTCTGGAGCACTAACGCAAACAGGAATGTTTTGGCTAACTAATTATCAAGGTGCTTTAGCAGATTCTACAAGTCAAATTCTAGACAAATATACAGCAACATCAATGACAGGCAATGCACTGATAATTACGAAAACAGTGGTGTCACCTCCTGCTAATAACATTTCTATATTTAAAGCTGGAGATTATTTAAGAATTGTTGGTGGAACATATCCTTACATTGTCAGCAGTGATGTTGTAACAAGTTCAAGTGCCACAGAAACAGTTACAGTTCATCGTGGCAAGTTAGAAACATTTAGTTCAGGAACAAACATATATGTTGGACGCAGAGCCGCAGTATTCAATGTTATAGTCAGCAAATTACCACAGATTAGATTCTTACCAGGGCAGTTAGTAGAATTTACAAGCGACTTTGAAATGGTTGAGGCAATACTATGACAACAGCAATTCCAGAAGTAGATAACCGCAAGATTGAATTTGGTGTTCTCATTGACTTAACACTGATAGCCATTAATCCTACCACGGCAGCAAGTGGCACAGGATCAACTGCCACAATAACTTTTGCCACACAAGCAACAGCACCGTTTGGTGTAGGTGATACCATCACTGTCAGCAATATGATTCCTGCAACATACAATGGAACATTCGTAGTCACAGCCGCAACAACAAGTAGCGTAAGTTATGCCAGCACAGCAACAGGCAGTCAAACACAGGCAGGCATTATTGGCTTAACTTATTACATTAGTAATTGTTATACAGCAGTAAGTCACAATGGCAAGGCTTATCAAGCATTGGCAGGATTCTTAACAGTCAGTGACATACAAAATAATATCAGCAATGCCAACGATGAAATACAATTAACTTTAAGTGCTATTCCCGCAGTTTATATTGCCGCAGTATTAGGCACACAGATCAAAGGTGGTGAAATAAACATCTATCGTGCGTTCTTTGACTATGACACACAAGAAGTTATCTCAGGTGCAGTATATAAAAGATTTACCGGTGTTGTCAGCAACTTCAGTGTTCAAGAAGATGTGGATGCTATGAATGAAGAACCCACTGCTACTCATACTATTACACTTATCGCAAGTAGCATAATGGGCGTATTGGAAAATATGATTAGTGGTCGCAGAACAAACAAACAAGACTTTCAACTATATTGGGCTGAATTAAATAACTCAACGACAGATCCTAGTATGAATCGTGTTGAAGCATTGTTCAATAGTAGCTTTGACTTTGGTAAAGATTATGTAGCTAGAGCAGCCAGCACATCAAAAGGTGGCAGTGGTCAAGGCGGTAGAGGAACATATTCTAGAACCGACGAACAAGGTAATCCTTTATATGATTAAATTGTTGGACATTAAAGAAGATAAAGCAATAAATGAGATTGTTTATAATTACTTCTGTAATTATTATAAGAATCAGCAACAAGCATTTAACGAATTTAAGAAGTTAAATACTAAAATGAAACTTAGTCCAAATACTAAATTAGTTAAATTTGGAAACATAGTGTTCTTATTGAAGTTAGATGAAGATGAAATTGAATTTCACAGCATGGGCAAAGAAACATCAACATTTGCTTATATAAAAGATTTACATGAGCTCTGTGATTATGCTCGAGGGTTAGATGTTAAAGCTGTATATTCATATAGCAACGATAGCGTATTTGAAACAATATTCCGTCGTATTAAATTGAATTTTACGCAGGATTTGAAAGTGGCACCTGACGGGAACACTTATAACTATTATAGATTGGAATTTTAATTATGCCGATATTTGCTTGGGTTGGATCAGTAGTAGCAGGATGGTTTTTTGCCGCAGGCACAGCGGCCTTTATTGCTACATCGTGGTTAGTATCAACTGCTGCCGCATTCGTAACTAGTCGTATTATTAATGGTAATGCTAACAAAGGTAACAATAGCGCAGCCAATCAAGGTGGTAGAATACAAGTTCCTCCAGCAAGTAATAATAAGATTCCTGTGGTTTATGGTAGTGCTTATGTAAATGGTATTATCACAGATGCTAGATTGATAACCACAGATCAAAAGAAAAATGATACAATGTTTTATTGTATTGTGTTAAGTGAAACAAGTAATAATATTCCAGTAGGAGATCCTGTGTATGGATTAGAAGGCGTATATTGGAATGACCTAAGGCTAACTCCTGATCCAACATATTTACATAAAGTTAAAGATGGTAGAAAAGTAGTTGATGGTGCTATTGTTAGTGCTACTGCCATTGTTAAAGACAGCACTTATATTATAAGAAGTATTGGTAATACAGACTTTACAGCAATCGGAGCACCAACAAATAATCTTGGACAGATATTTACAGCAACAGGTCCTGGCACTGGCACTGGAACAGCACAAGAAGAAGAATGGATTGACAAAAACTTTATTAATGAAGGTAAAAATTTAGTTGAACTTAGAGTATATGCTGGTGGTAGTGCGGCAACAGATCAAATATATCCTCCGCAAAGTGCTGGTGTAGGTCAAAGACAAAATGCCTGGGAATTCTGGGGAGATAACGATGGCAGTTGGACCAGTGATTATGCTATGGAAGGTCTGGTATTTGCCATAATTAGACTAACTTACAATGGTGAAAAAGGTTTTACTTCATTGCCCAATGTCACATTCCAATTAGCCAACAATGTAGCAAACCCTGCTGATGTATGGTATGACTATATGACCAGTGAGCGTTATGGTGCTAACATTGATCCTGCTTACATTGATGAAACAGCAAGACTTGCGTGGTATAATTACTGCGAAGAAGATATTAATTATACAAATGCCGCAGGAAATACAAATCAAAGCACATTACGCTATAACATCAACGGGGTTATTGACACAAGCAATCAAGTTAAAACAAACATAGACACTATTTTACAAAATGGCGGTGCTTGGATGAGCTATGATGTCAGCACCGGATTATGGAGACCTGTAATTAAGAAAGCCATTACAGCTGGTGATCCTGGTGTTACTTCAAGTTATTTCACAGCAAGTAGAGCAGGAAATGAATTAACTGTAACAGTATTTCCAGAAGGTAGAATTGAAACAGGACAACTGCTTTATAATAGTGCTGGCACGCTAATTGGCACTATCACAGGACAAGTTGCACCTACCGCAGGACAAACAGCAGGACAAATAGGAAAATATACAACCAGCACTTCTGGAACAATAACATCAACAACCTTTTACACAACAGCACCCAACTTACTTGAGTTCAGTGATGACAATATTATATCTGGTATTAACATTAGTTCAACAAGACTTGATGACTTATACAATAAATTAGAAGTAGAATTTTTTGATAGATATAACAAAGATCAAAAGGCATACTATAGAGTAGATTTACCTCAACTACAACGCAATCCCAACGAGCCAGACAATCAACTGCGTATGAGTTTGGATTTAGTTAATAACTCAATGCAGAGTGATATATTAGGTCAAATAGAACTGCGTCAAAGCCGTGATGACTTAGTTATAGAATTTACCGCAAATCACTATGGCATACAAGCACAGGCTGGAGATATTGTAGCAGTAACCAGTGATTTATACGGATGGGCTCCAAAGTTATTCCGTGTCATGCGTGTCAAAGAACAAGAAACTGAAGATGGTGGATTGGTAGCACAGATACAGGGATTAGAATATAATGGTGACGCATACACAATAGAACCTATCACAGAATTTGCCACAGAAGCAAATGTTAAAATTGGTATTGGTGTATATGGAACAAGTCCAAATATGCCACTGCCTCCAAGACTGGCCATTGTTAAAGTCAATGATGCTGATCCAATTCCTAACTTTCAATTACAAGTTCAAATTCCAGCAACTGGCGGACCATATGATGAAATAGAATTCTATGTCACAGAAGGTTGGGACGAGATGGATATTACTGGTAACATTGTAGCAGGACAAAAAACAGTTACCGGAGCTTCAGGAACTGGAAGTGTAGCAACATTAACATTCACTGCTCCAAGTCCAAGTTTTACACCTTATGTTGTTGGACAAATTGTTACTATTGCTGGAATGACACCTAGTGGTTATAACGGCGTTAAAACTATTACGGCAGCAACACCATCCACAATATCATATGCCAGCACAGCAACTGGATTTACCACAGGCGGAACTATTACCAGTGAAGTTGGAGCAAGTCAAAGCATAATGACTGTAACAAGTGCACCATTCGGAACAATCAACGTTGGCGACTATTTTGACCTAGGTGGTGTCACAGTTGTTAATCAACTTACAAATAATCCAGTAAGCAAAACATTTGTTTCTGGTGGAGCATTTACTCCTACACCAGTTAATACTGTAACATTAAACAACACCACAGGACTATTAATAGGTAATACTTTAATAGGCACTGGTCTGCCCACAAATGGCGCACACATTACAGCAATAGCCGGCAGTCAAGTTACTCTAGATACTTTCTTTACAGCACAGGCAGCCGGCACTTATACAGTATTCGGTGGCCTAGGCACTTACACAGTTAGTCAGTCAGTGACTACATCAGGCACAGATACCATCTTTGATCTACCAATAGCCAGTGATTATTATTTCTTTAAGAAAATAACACCCAACGGCAATACCGCAACATTTAC